CGCACATTCTCGGATTTTAACATAAAATCCCGAGAGATGTTGTGCGGGCCTGCTGTGCATATACACCTAGATGAGTAATCATCTATGTCAAGAAGGGAAGTCCTCTATGAGTTCCAACGTACCCCGTGTAAAGGAATCGAAACATGTTGTTCCGATTCCGGCATATTCAACTGATGCCACTCGGGGTCAGTTTAATGGGTATACCCAAAAACTGACCGTTGGAAAAACTACCTCCAAGTTATGGAGGTCGGAAGGGCATCGTGTAAACCGGAAGACCGGTAAATACGATTCTGGTGGGCCATTTCATGTGACCCACGTAGGCTCTTTTTCTGAGCCTATGATGGTCAACGACGTTTGTAACACCTTCATTTCAGGCACGGATAGGTTCTATTCGGGCCCGTTATTTGGTGCTGTCGTTACCATTCCAGCCGTAGCGGAAAAGTACAAAGGCGTCGGGCAGGACTGGGATAAATCATCCCTAGATCCTCTCGGTGCCACTGCAATTTCGCTATGTGCCCCTGTAAATCCTACGGCTCAGCTTGGCGTAGCCATCGGTGAGATTCTGAATGAGAAGAAAATTTCTCTTCCAGGTATCGAATCGTGGAAACGCCGAACTGGGATCGCTAAGGCTGCAGGCTCGGAGTATCTGAGCAAGCAGTTTGGGTGGGGTCCACTGGTGGAAGAAGTTCATTCCACTGTCGACGCCACCCGCCGCCATCGTGACATAATGCAAAATTATCGTCACAATGAAGGTCGCGATGTTCACCGTAGGTTTGATTTTCCGATAGAGAATCAGGAGTTTGCCGAAGAAACTTCTACGGCTTATTGCGGCACGGGCACGATTAGCTCTTTCGCTAGTTGTGTTCCAGGCAGCAATGGAACTCCTGCACGACGCGTATGTCGTTTCCGCAAGGAAACTAAGCGTTGGTTTGAGGGTTGTTTTACCTATGGCGGACCGTCGGGAACTGACAGCTTCCGACGCGCTATTGGGTTCGGCTCAGAGGCCGATCAACTCTATGGACTCACGCTTACTCCAGACGTTGTCTGGAACCTTACGCCGTGGACTTGGGCCGCCGATTGGTTTTCGAATGCCGGAGATGTTGTTCACAATATCTCCAACTTCGTAGCCGCCGGTCTTGTGATGCGGTATGGATTCATGATGGCTGAAACCATCGAAGAATACCACACTGAATACTACGGACAGGAAATGCAGTATCGCAAATCTGCGAAACCGCGCACCATGTCTAAGCGTCCAGTGAATACTCCCGGTAAATTCGGTAACAGAGTTGTTACCAAAACGAGAGTACCCGCTAACCCCTTCGGGTTTGGTGTTGGCTGGGAGGGTTTGTCACCTACTCAGCTCGCCATAACTGCAGCACTCGGAATCACCCGGGTGTTGTAGTAGTTTACTACAACAACTCGGTTGACGAGAGTCACCGAAACCAAAGGAGTGTGCCTGATGGCACTGACCGATCCCCAGAAATTTAAAGAAGTGGCTGGTACGGAAGTTACGGCCCCCCGTGTTTCCACGGGTGACTTTAACTCTGTATACAGCACTTCTGACGGACTGAATAAGTTGACTCTCAGCACTGCTGAGACCAACGGAAACAGATTCCGTCATCTGGTGCGTATCGACGTTGAAAAGCTAGCTACCAATATCTACGAAGAATCCAAGAAACAGGCGGTCTCGATGAGTGTTTATCTCGTCATTGACCGTCCGAAGAATGGATACTCCGTTGCGGAATGTAAGAAACTGGTCGAAGGCCTTGTCGGTCTTCTTTCAGCCTCTACTTACGCACTCACCGAAAAGGTCATCGGCGGGGAGAGCTGACGCTCTTTCCGCTTTAGACCTTTTTCTTCGCTATCGCGAAGAACTTCGTTGAGAAGATATCTTCCTCTATCATTTTGATTCTTGAAGTGATAGTGGAATCCTTAGAAAGGAGGTAAGCTGTTGCGTGGTTATTATGATTATAATCATGCAACGTCCGGGACTCAACACGCTGTGATGGTAATACTTATCATCGCTGTGTGTTGCATTCTCGGAGGGCTTTTCATAGGCCTGAACATCCTTGATCATCTTTAATGATCTAGCCGCTTTGGTTTAGCGGTGGATGTTCTCCCTTCAGTGTTGGTCAGGCTAAGGATAACAACCCCCATCAGGAGGTGTTATGAAAAGCCTGATTTCACTCTGGAACATTCTCTCCAATGAAATGGGGAGAAGGTGTAGCACTAGCACCACCATGGACATTAATACCGTCCATGAGCGTGTCAAACACGAGGGTTTATCGTTTCTAACGATTACCCTCCCGACCTTTGGAAAAGACTTTCAGTTTTGTCTTGACCAAGGGTTCATCGTTCCCAAAGCCTTCCTTTCTTTTCGAAAGTCTGGCTCGTGTCTCCCCTCATTTTTGAGAGGTTTCACGGAACGGGTGTTTGACGTTAATACTGGTGTCCTTTTGGATTCGCCAGACGTTGAAGCGATCTATGCTATTAGACAATTGACTTTGCTCTATAGTAAGATTCTTCTACCTTGCTCTCCCGAGAGGGAGCGTAAGGCTATGTCTGACTATGTCCAATGTGATAAGGAGGTTGGTGATATTGAATCCACTCTGCCTGATTCTGATGTTCATGAATTTGGCCGTATGGCTCAATTGCTTTATGGTTCTCTCTTCATAGATATAGATCGCAAGATCTATAATGAAGAAATAGTTCCAAAGCATGGTCCTGGTGCCGTAGCCGAGAGGCTTACCAGCAATGGTAAGTATCGGAGCAGGTACTGGACCGAACGTCTTGAGAAAGTCTTCCATGTTGGAGACTTTCTCTACCCTTCCGCTCGTCACTCTGACGAATGGTTGGAAGACGGTACCAACCACCTAGAACCCGATGCAGAGATACCCGCAAGGGTTATCTCTGTACCTAAGACGCTGAAGACGCCGCGCATTATTGCTATAGAGCCATCCTCTGTACAGTTCGTACAACAGGGTTTGCTCGAGGCAATTATGCAGTTCATTCATTCGTCAAGATTGAATGATTTTATCGGAACTGAAAGCCAGGAGCCTAACCAGCTCCTTGCTCAGCAGGGTTCCCTTAACCGGGACCTGGCCACGCTAGATCTTAGCGAGGCTTCTGATAGGGTGTCTTCTAAGCTCGTTGCTGAGTTGCTCGCTAATCATCGCCTCACTCGTGAGGCGGTTTTCGCTTGCCGTTCACAACGGGCTTCTGTTCCTGGTGAGGGAATAATTTCTCTCAACAAGTTCGCGTCTATGGGTTCTGCTCTATGCTTTCCCTTCGAGGCGATGGTATTCCTTACCACCATATTCCTCGCAATAGAGAAAGAGCAAGGACACCGATTTACCGACAAACGTCAGTTCGACAAATTTGTCGGTTTGGTGCGTGTTTACGGAGATGACATTGTCGTCCCCGTGGACTATGTGCATACCGTTGTCGACTTCCTCGAGCACTTTGGTGCTCGCGTTGGTCGCCCCAAGAGCTTTTGGAACGGTTCGTTCCGGGAGTCTTGTGGGAAGGAGTATTTTGCTGGCCATGACGTTTCCATTGTCAAGGTCCGTAACTTATTTCCTTCGCATCGGCAGCAAGTTGCAGAGGTGGTATCACTAGTGTCCCTCAGAAACCAAATGTATTCTTTTGGCAACTGGGAAGTCACTAAGTGGTTAGATGGAAAGATCGAAGGAATACTTCCTGTATTCCCTAAAGTCCTTCCTACCTCCCCTGCGTTAGGTCGTCACTCCTTTCTTGGTTATGTTTCTGAGAAAGAAGACGAATACCTGCATAGGCCTTTGGTTAAGGCCTGTGTGCAAGTCTCACGTCCACCTCGAGATCCTCTCGAGGGTTCGGGAGCCCTACTCAAGTTCTTCCTTAAGCGTGGCTCAGAACCCACGTTCGATAAGGAGCACTTGGAACGCGCTGGGCGTCCTCGTACCGCCTACATCAAAACGAGGTGGGTACCTCCATTCTAATGGAGATCCCTGGACTATTCTATTTTCATAGAATAGGCGCTGAATTGCGCCTGGGAGATCAAGTAGATCTCTGTGTTCGGGCGCGGCCCAACTAACCTACAGACGCGGAAGCCATTAAAATGGCCTAAAC